TTGGGGTATTCTCCAGTTTCTTCAAGGTAGCTAACAGTACCATCTGTTTTAAGAGTTTGGAAAGAATCACCTATTGCTTTACCAACGTAATTGTCCTGTTCGGGGTCGAGAGAAACGTTTGCAAATGTTTCTAAAATTACTTTTTCATTTGTAAGGTCATCACCTCTTCTAATATTAAGAGTAAATGTTCCTTTAGTAGTGTCTGAATTAGTAACTTCCCATCTTACGTTATCTGAAGTACCGTTTGTTAATGCACCGTTTGCATCTTCAGTACCACTACTATTTTGGATAATACCTTCAGAGATAGATTTTAAAGTAATTGCGGGAACATTAACTAAATCATCTGCAACTAATGTAATTACCGTGTTGGTTCCTCCTCCCGTTGTGTATCCTAAAGATGATGATGCTATTGTAATAGTATTACCAACACCAAATCCTAAGGATCCTTCGTTTACAGTAATAGATGTAAGTACATTACCGGGTGCTGCTAAAACAACACTAGCGGTAAATCCTGTTCCAGCAGTACCTGTACCTCCTAATATAGAACCAGTGACTGTATGAGTACCCGTTGATCCTGTAATTGCAGCAGTGGAAGAAGATAGAGCATTTACTGCCGTGGAAACAGTTCCACTATCAATTCCGGAGGTTTGGATATCAGTTGATGTGGCTGAAGTCCAGCTACCTGATTGGACCCTAGTTACAAGTAATGACTCGCCTCCATTTTGGAAATAGTTATAGGCCGAAATTGAAGTAAGGAATGAATAAGTTTGGCTTTCACTTATAAAAGTAGTTCCAAATTTATTTTTAAACTCACTATAAGAAGTAACTACAGTTGGTACCTCTACTGGTCCTTTAACTGTGGGGCCCAAGATAGCAGCTCCTAATGTTACGGGCTGCTGGGTGATAAATGACTGGTCGTTTTCTCTTGTAAAGACTCCAGGTGATACTATTTGTTCTGCCATTTTATTGTTGTATTAATTTTTTACTCAGTTTTTGTAAACGTTCCCGAATCTAAATTAACGGTGCCGTTCCCATATTTTTGTGTTAATCCTTTTCCAATTTTATTTTCATCTTGTTGCAACTCATCAATAGCTTTCACTAATTGATCTTTTTGTAACTCTAATAATTGAATTTGGTATTCTAATTTACCAAACTTAGTTATTAAGTTTTCTTGTTGTTGTTGTAACTGCTTAATAGAATTTAATTCTTCTTGAGATAGCTTGATTTGTTCACTCATTTCAAATAAATATTAATATTTTTTCTAAAACCATTTGTTGATAAATATCAATTTTTTTCTCAAGAAATGCTAGTATCAGTATTTTGGGGATTTCTTGTGTTTATTTGGTCTCTATCTAATTGGTCAAAATTAGAAACTGTTTCTTGTTGTATTACAACTTGACCCTTACTAAATCTTTTTTTATCTACTGTAAGATCTTTTTGTGGGATATCTGGTATAATATATCCATTAAGATTTATGTCAAAATTAGCTCTTACTGTTCTATCATTTCCCGCAGTAAGTTCCGTAATAGTAGTAAAACTATCTATATTAGCTTTAAATTTAAACCTATCAGGATTACCCCAGTAAGAGTTAGCAGCATAATTAATAGATTCAACTATTTTATTAAGTTGTTCTACGTAGTAAGTGTAAATTATACAACTATAAGTCAGGGTTACATAATCTGGGACTACAACAGTGTGGAATTCTTTAATAGGTTTTCTATTGTTTAAAATATTAAACTTATCATATGCATTTTGTTTATTGTATGCTGTCTGAGTGTAAGCTATATTGACAGGTCTATTAGCGTCTATTTTATTATACATCCCCCTTACAGGAGATAAGGTATTACGTTTAAACATAATCATGGGGGCCATAAGAGCACCTTTATCATCTCTTATAAACCCATCACGTTGTATTGATTTCCACCTTTCGGGGGCACCATACATTACAGGAACTTCAATACGTTGACCATTTTGGACTACAAAAGGTTTAATAACATTTTTAAAATAAAAAACAATAGATTCATCTATATCTTTAATTCCTATAGAAAAAGGTTTAGTAGTATCATCTCTATAAGAGGTTTTATCTCCTCTATTTAAATCCCGAGACTGGTTGGGATTACCTCTCTGAGTGTCAAAGGGTTCAACAAACCCATTAGCTATTTCAGCTTGAGTTTTTGGTATCGGTATTCTTCCTTTAGTTGCCATTATAATCTTTCTCTAGTTATACCGGGTTTATCACCAGGAACGTAAACCGTATTACAAATAATTGAGTAATTGGCACCAAATTGTTCTAATCCAGGATTAAGAGGATTAGTATTGTAAGGATAGTCTGGGTTCTTACCTAAGATATACTGGTTAGCGTTAGTTGATTCAACTTCATAATAACCATTATAATATAAAATAATATCACCTACTTGAGGTACTACATTAGCATCTTTTAAATCTTCACGTAAAAATTTAAAGGTAATTCCCCAATTAAAATCTATACCTAAGTCACTTTCTGGGAATTCTTGGTCTGATCTTTCTATTAAGCAGTTAAATAATGTAGGACCATCGTAAAAAGCCCCATCAGCTGCTTCACCATATATGTTTACTGAGGTTTTTTCTAAAGCAAATTTGTAAAATGCACATTGTTGGGTAATAACATCCCCTAACAATTCTCTATTAATTGTTGTAAATAGATCTATATCACGTTGTCTTCCAAATAGTGCCATTAGCCAATATAAATAGTGTAAGGTACTGAGCTTAAGTCTTTTTGCACAAATTCAGAATTTGCTGCTTTCTTTTCTAATAATTTATTACGAGAAGTTTCATCTAAATATGATCTTAATCTTTCTAACAATGCTGTTTTTTCTGATGTGGCTGCTGTAATAAGATCTGCTTGATTCAGTGTAACTTCTGATCCGGGGATTGGGACTGTACCATATTTACCTCTAATATAACCTAACATTTCTTTAGCTAAGGCTAAGGTGTATTCAAAAACCCATTGTCTACCAATAGAATTAATATATTCATAAGTAGGATTATTATAAGGAACAGTTGATATATCTGTTACAACACCTGTCCCTAAACTACCACTTACAGTTGCTCTGTTTCTATCGGATTTTAAAATATATTTAAAAGTTAATTTATAATCTTTAATAGGTATGGGGAAAAGTCTTAACTTATTATTAATTAATTCAAAACTATAATTAGATTTTCTAATCATATCATTAAAATTAATAGCTTGGATTTTAGATAAGTCATAATTCATAGGCATTAACAAGAAATTAATACCTGGGGTATAGTTACCAAATCCAAAAGCATCAAGTAACCCTTGAACATCAGTACCGGTACCAGCATAGGGGTCAAAATATCTAACAACTGCAGGGGGTGCCTGATATAATATTTCTTTAATTTCTAAGTCCCCATTATTTATACTCTGGGAAACTGCCCAATCATTCATGTCATACACTTGTTTGCCTTTAGTCAAATCTAAACTACCTGTTCTCCAATCAACAGTTCCTCCAACACCCGCTTCTTCACCATATTGTTCAGCAATACGAACAACTGCACCTAAATTAGGTCTTTGAAGTTTATAATTTAAATCAGATCCCGTAGGAGATCCTTCTAATGAAAGATAATTTTCGCTTGCTTTAAAAGCATATACTTCATTACCATAAGTCGTTATTGCTTCTTCAAAAGCTGCATAAAAACTAATATCCTGTAATTCGATGTCAGTTAGAGGATATCCTAAGCGTCTAGCACAAAATACTGCTACTTTATCAGCATCACTTTGAAAATCTATGTCATTATCGTAAAACCCGAAAGGTGTATCTCCAGGGAAAAATGAACTAGAGCCGGGCCAGATTGGAGTATTTGCCATGTTGTTTGTTTATAAATATTAAGGGATTTATAAAGCTTTAGCTATAACATTAAATGTGTAAATTCCAGAGGTATCTAATACAAGCCTGCCATCATTTATAAATCTAAAAGATGCATCTGAAGTATCTCCTATACCATGAATTGAAGTTTCTGTAAAGTCTACGCCTGATCCATCAAAACATCCTATAACAGTTCCTGTTCTAAGGTTAGAACCATTTTTAATTTTATACTCAGCATGAACTGCATCATAATCCCCAAAATCAAATATAGTTGCTCCATCTGAGACTGTTGATCCCGTAATATTTCTAATAAGTGTAGTGTCTATAAAAACAGAACCAGATAAATTAGTAGTTTTACCTTTTATATCAAGGGGGGTTGATGCATCACCCATTTGAAGGCGACCATTTGCCGGTTGAGAGGTGTTAGTAGATCTAAAAATAACTTGATCAATTTCGTCAAGCATTGCTGATCCACTAAAAATATTTATGTCACCATGAAATACAGGGTTACCAAAAAGATCACAATCATTGGCAAATTGTATAGATGAACTAAGAAATGTTAATTCAGTTACATTTTTAATAGTAAGGGGTGAATTACCCTCAATTGTTGTAGCTTTAAGGTGTTTAAATGAACCCGTAAGTGAACCACTAATATTACCTGAGGCTGTGATTTCTCCTACTAAGAGATTATTTAAATTGGCATTACTGCCTGAAGTTATTACTTTTTTCCAGTTAGGCATACTTTTTTTATATTGTGGTTGGCTACACCAAAAGTGCGGTGTCCACTTCCCTTACGGGCCAACAATTTAGTATAAATACATAAAAAGGATCACTTATTTGTGATCCTCTTTGTTTTTGTTTTATTTAGGTCGGAAATATTTGTTTCTAATTTTGCTTGTAAA